AACAAAACAACTGCGATACCGGCAACAGCTACACCAACAGCGAGTAGTGGCTTCACCCACCAAGGTGTGTGCGCCCATCGGTACATATCATGCGGATCGTGCGTGTTGTATCGGTCTTTAAAGTCTTTCATACGAAATCCCCCACATACTCGTTCCACGATAAGCTGTCTTGCATATCGTCTCGAATAGCCTCCAAAAAGTAATCGGTAGAGACATCAGGGTCATCATCGAATGAATACCGATACTCTGTGTCGAACCGCTCAATGACCTCACCGTGTTTGGTGTAGATCACAACCACTGTGTCCATCGTGCCATCGTCTGTAATTGATACCCTCATAATGTGTGCTCCTGTAAGTTAGTGTTTTTTTGTCCCCACGTGAGGACAAATTTTGTTGATGTTGTCGGAATTGCTGTCAAACAACCGCTCCTCCCCACCAACAAGATCTATTATCTCAAATACGTTTTCTTAGGTCAAGCTACACAAACGTGTTTATTCTAAGTGGGGTAATATTACCAATATTACTTTTTGGTATTCTGGAAAAGTAATAAATCAATCCAGTAAATACGTGGGCTGTAGAGTATAATTACCAATATTACCAATATTACCACCAATTTGGGTACTCCGTGGTTTTAGGGAAAAGGGGGTAGCTTACCCGAAGATATAATCTCTTTTCCTAGCTGTTTACACAGATGGATGATTTGGTTGGTAATATTGGTAATATTGGTAAAGAAATAAATAATAATAATAATATATATATATAAGTAAGTAATAATAAACAAAACTAAACAAAACTAAAAACGTAAATGGGAAAAAACGAGGAGTAACTTAACTTTTTTGAAAATAGCAAAAAGTAATATTGGTAATATTAGTAAAAAATGTCCTCACGTGGGGACAAATTTGTTCCTGTAGTGGCAGTTAGCTATACAGAAACTGGTGTCGACTCAAGGCAGTTAGCTGTTCGGAAACTGGTGTCAAGGAGGGCGGAGCAGAAGGTGGCAGTTAGCCATTCGGGAACTGGTGTCGAGTTTTTTCGAGACAAAAAAAGGGGGAACCTTTCGGCTCCCCCTGATGTACTACCCTTTGTTACGTTTGTTATCAGCATCCTCTAGTTTGTTTCTAAGGTCTGCCGCTTTAAGACAAGAGGCTGAAGCATTATCAATTACTTTGAGAAATGCTGATTTCATTATCCTCTCGTTGTCTGTTACTGGATTGGCTTTACTCTTATAGAACGCCAGCCTATGGAACGTAAATGCTACGTCCCTTTGATACTGTGTTTCTAAACCATCGATCAATTCTTTACTCATTAGATGGGATAGAACGCTACGTTCTATGTTGGCATCATTCAGCGAGACCGAATCCGTTGAGGGATTGTTTGGCTTTGTTGCTCCACCCGTAGCACGTTTCGATTTGGCTTTAGATACTTTTCTACCATCGGCTTCGCCCGTTTTTAGAAAGCGCCTATAGTTTGTCATCCACCGCCCTTTGATTGTGCTAGCTTGCTTTGCATAAAACCTGAATGTTTTCTTACCAATCTTTACCGCGCCCTTTGGTCGCTCTGCTTTAGGCTTCGACCATGCAGTAACTAGCTCGCCCTCTAATTTCCATTGTTTATCGAGGTAAGCGATTGCAACATTCTCAAACGCGCCTTTCGCTTCCGATATGTTACTAGCTGGAACGCGTCCCTCTATGCTTTTAAAGAACGCCTTCTTTGATACTTCCGCCATTTCGCCATGCTCAATAGCGGTAATGCCTTTAGTGATCATCTGTTTAGTAAATGATATTACTGCTTTCATTGCTTTTAACTTTGACATATATAGCTCCATTTTGTCCTCACGTGAGGACGTTTTTGTGCGACATTGCACTATGAATCGACCCTTGCCGAAACATGGTGCTATTAGACTATATATAAACGTGTTTGTGTAGGGTGTTTTGCATGGGGGCTTTTTGTCTACATACCCCGTAAACTAGACCCCACCCCCTACCCCCTATGCGCGTCTGACTAAGGGGACTACGCGCGGCTGTGTACATACTAATTCACGTAAATGATTTGTAATTTCTACGAAAATGACCCCCACCCCTCTTTTATACAAACGTGTCTGACTAGACCCCACCCCCCTCTATATAGGGAATACCCCCCGTAGGAGTCCCAACATGTAGTTGCAAAAAAATTTTTTGGTCACTATACTTCGCCAAACAGCGTAATAGCTTGCAAAGGTATACAGAAGATGGCTCTAGCCCTCAGCCCTGAGTTCGGTATTGAAATCCCCGATGATGTCCCGTACATGGATCTGCGTGTAAGAGCAGAGGCTGCCTGTAATACCATCAAAGAGTTAGAGAAACACGGCCTCGACACCACTCCGACTGATGTAGATAACGAGGTAGCGGTCAAGCTGGTACATGCTTATGCTGCTGATACAGACAAGACTTCCACAACAATAACTAACCACCGCTTCAGCGAACTCACTCCTGCTTCTATTATACAAACTAATGAGATTGTTAAAGAGTTCGGACAGATAGTCGCTGCACAGGCGGCTGAAATTCGTAACACTGTAATTAATAAGTTGATCCTTGAAACTGAGAACAATGATGCACGAATTCGTATTCGGTCTTTAGAGCTTCTGGGTAAGATGACGGACATAGGGCTGTTTACAGACCGTAAAGAAATTACAGTAACCCATCAGAATGCGGACGAGCTACGTGAAAAACTACGTGAGAAGCTTGAAGTATTGAAGAAGAATGCAGACGGTGTGTACGAAGTGGTAGAAGATGAATCAACCCCATAACCCGGCAGCGTACAGCACAGACCTTGGGGTGCTCCCTACAGCCTCTTCGATTACGTTCTCTCCTGAAGACATCGACCTTCTATTGCAAAATTTAAACTCCTACTCCTCAGAAGAACAGGAGGAGATCCTTAAGATCGTAGAAGAGTTGGAAGTCAAGCAACGTGCAGAGGCTGCCTATAAAGATCTAATAGAATTCTGCAAACAGATGCAGAGTGACTATAAAGTAGGCAAACACCACAGGATCTTGGCTGACCTGCTGATGGAGATTGAGTGCGGTAAAAACTACGAAGAGCAAACCGAAGAGGTACTAGCAACGGGGAAGGACAGGATTTGTGTCAACATGCCTCCGCGTCATGGTAAGTCTCAGCTTATATCCATCTATTTCCCTGCGTGGTTCTTAGGACGCAACCCTGACAAGAAAGTTTTGATGGTCTCGCACACTACAGACCTTGCGGTAGACTTTGGGCGGAAGGTACGTAATCTGATTGCTACACCTGAGTATCAGGCTATATTCCCCACTGTAAAGCTAGCCTCTGACAGTAAGTCAGCAGGACGTTGGAACACCAGCGTTGGGGGTGAGTATTTTGCCTGTGGTGTTGGGTCAGCGTTAGCCGGTCGTGGTGCTCACCTGTTGCTGGTTGATGACCCACATAATGAGCAAGACATCATTAACGGTAACTTGGATGTTTTCGACAAAGCTTACGAGTGGTTTACGTTCGGGGCACGTACACGTCTGATGCCCGGAGGTCGGATAGCTATTGTACAAACACGTTGGCATCTGGATGATTTGACAGGACGTGTGGTGCGGGACATGTCGCAGAATGAATTAGCAGACAAATATGAAGTTGTAGAGTTTCCTGCGATCCTTGAAACGAAGGATGGGCTAGCCTCAGAAAAGATAATAGAGAAACCACTGTGGCCCGCGTTTTTTGACTTAGATGCGTTGTATAGAACAAAGGCTTCTATGCCGGTGTTTCAGTGGAACGCGCAGTATCAGCAGAAACCTACCGCAGAAGAAGCAGCTCTAGTAAAACGTGAGTGGTGGATGACGTGGGAGAATGAAGCACCCCCTCAATGTGAATACATCATAATGACGCTAGACGCAGCGGCAGAAAAGAACAACCGAGCGGACTATACAGCCCTTACGACGTGGGGAGTGTTCTTCCATGAAGAAGAGAATTGCCACTGTATTATATTACTAAACTCAATCAAACGTAGGTTAGAGTTTCCAGAGTTAAAAGAACTTGCATGGGAAGAGTATGAAGAGTGGAATCCCGACGCGTTTATTGTGGAGAAGAAGAGTAGTGGTACGCCGCTGTATCAGGAGATGCGTCGTGGTGGGTTGATGGTGCAAGAATATACACCGCACAGAGGTTCAGGTGATAAAACAGCGCGTTTAAATTCAGTTGCTGATATAGTACGCTCAGGATTAGTGTGGGTTCCACAAACACGTTGGGCGGAAGAGTTAGTAGAAGAAGTGGCGGGCTTTCCTTTTATGTCTAACGATGACCTTGTGGATACGACGATAATGGCTCTGATGCGTTTTAGGCAGGGTGGGTTCATCACACTTCCATCGGACGAACCAGAAGAAGAGCAATACTTCAAGCAACGTAGAGGCGGATACTACTAATGGCTATTGAAAAAGGATTGTATGCCATGCCAGAGGGCATGGAAGAAGAAACAAGCGAGTTGGAGATTGAAATCGTCAACCCAGAGATGGTGACCTTAGACGACGGCACAGTAGAGATTACGATTGTCCCCGACGCAATGGATACAGATATTGCTAACGCACCGTTCGATGCCAACCTTGCTGAGTATATGGATGACGGTCAGCTAACTGAGTTGTCGGCTGATCTAGTTGCTGCGGTAGATGATGACATAGGTTCACGTCGTGATTGGGCTGAGACTTTTGTAAAGGGTCTTGAAGTCCTAGGGTTTAGTTACGAAGACAGAACTGAGCCGTGGGAAAACGCCTGTGGTGTGTATAGCACAGTATTAGCAGAAGCAGCGATTCGATTTCAAGCAGAAGCAATGAGCGAGACGTTCCCAGCAGCCGGTCCAGTGAAGACTAAAATTTTGGGCGAAGTTAGTCGAGAAAAAGAAGATGCGGCCTTACGCGTCAAAACAGACATGAATTACGAGCTTACA